TGGCTGAAGAACCAATCAAACCAAATCCACCTGTTGATACTGCTGCCTTAATTGCAGAAGTTGAAGCATTGAGAAAAAGCAAAGCGGAACTTTTAGATGACTATAAAAAAGCAAAAGAAGCTGCAAAAGCTGTGCCTCAAGATGTAGATGTAAATGCTTTGATTGCATTTAAGCAAAAAAAAGAACAAGAAGAGTTGGAAGCAAAAGGTAGATATGATGAGGCAATTGCAAAACAGGCTCAACAATTTAGAGATGCTGAGGCTGCGTATAAAGAACAAATTAGTAAATTTGAGCAGAGACAAAGAGAATTAGAAATTGAAACTCCTGCAATAACTGCCCTTGCTGATGTTGTTCACGACCCACAATATGCACTTTCACAAATAAATAAAGAGCAATTGGCAAGAGAAGCAGATGGCACGGTTGTAATTGTTGACGGATATAACAGAACTCCAGTAAAAGAATGGGCTCAACAAAAAATGCCACAGTGGGTACAAAAAAACCCAAGACCACAAGGTGGTGGAGCAACAACAACAAAGGTCACGGCTGATGTTGTTACGGGAGAAAGTAATCCTTTTGCAAGAGAATCTTTTAATTTAACTGAGCAAGCAAGACTTTATCGCACAGATATTAATAAATATAATATGCTCAAAAATGCAGTTAGCGGTTAATATAAGACTAACGTAGTTGTGCTGCGTCAGAGGTTGTGCCTCGAAGTGAACATATTTTATTAGTTTTTAATGGCTACATTAAGAAGTGATTTAATAATCCCAGAGGTGTTCACACCCTATTTGATCGAAGAGACAACTCAGAGAGATTCTTTTCTTCAAAGTGGGGTCGTACAACCTCTAGCAGAATTAAATCTATCCGCAGAAAGAGGCGGTGACTTTGTAAAGATTCCATTCTACAAAGCAAACTTATCTGGCGACTTTGAAGTTTTATCTGATAGCACTTCATTGACTCCAGCAAAAATTACTGCAGACAACCAGATTGCTGCTGTGCTTCATAGAGGTCGTGCTTTCAGTTCCAGAGACTTAGCTGCTTTAGCAGTTGGTGGTGGTCCTGATCCTATGGCTGCTATTGCACAAAAGATGGCTGCTTATGTTAACAACCAGAAGCAAAAAGATTTATTCTCTTGTTTAACTGGTGCATTTGGTTCTATCAACGCAAACGACAGCAACTCTGCTCTATTTGATTTAACAATTGATTCAGAATCAGGTGACTCTCCAACAACTTTGAGTCCAAGACACGTTGCAAAGGCTCAGGCTTTGTTAGGTGATCAAGGAGATAAATTAACTGCAGTTGCAATGCACTCAAAAGTTTTTTATGACTTAGTTGAGAGAAATGCAATTGACAGAATTTACGATAATACAGGTGCTCCTGATACTTCAGCCACAGGCGGTAGCACAACCAGAGCATTTGATGGCCCAACTGCTGTCAACAGCTTTATGGGGCTCAACGTAATTGTGTCGGATGATGTTCCTACAACTGGATCTGGATCTTCAACTGAATATTCAACTTTCTTCTTTACTCAAGGAGCAGTTGTAACAGGAGAGCAAGCTCCAATCAGAACACAAACAGATAGAGACATTCTTGCTTTGGAAGAAGCAATGGCAGTGGATCTTCACTATATCTATCATCCTGTCGGTTTAAAGTACGCTGTATCAACAGTCAATCCTAATAGAACTGTATTAGAAACTGTTGCATCTTGGTCGAAAGTGTATGAGACAAAGAACATCGGTATTGTTCGTGCAACTAACGTATCTAATCAGGATTAATTATGCCTTCTTTATTTGAAGTAACTGCTGGTTCTTTAGTTGGACCAACAACAGGTGGAACTGTAACTCAGGCCACTAATAAATCAACAGGTGTAACTCTAAATACAGAGTCTGGACAAATCACAATGAACAATGCACAGCTTGATGCTGGCACTGAAGTATCTTTCACAGTAACAAACAGCAAGATTGCAGCAACAGATGTTGTTATAGCTTGTCATGGTTCTGCTGGAACTGCTGGTTCATATTTGGTGAATGCAAATGCGATTGCAGCTGGATCTTTTGCGGTCACAGTTTCAAACGTATCTGCTGGAAACTTAAGTGAAGCTATTGTTATTAACTTTGTTGCTCTCAAGGGTGCATCAAGCTAATGGGAATGTATGCCTTTAGGCGTATGAGAGAGAGAAATGAAGCTGCTCAAAAGGTGGCTTCATTAACTCCAACTCTTGAAAAGCCAAAACCAAAATCTAAGCCCAAAAAGGTAAAACTCGATGGCGATAACAATTGACGCTACTGTTGGTGGTGCAAATGCAAACTCTTATATCACTCTTGCTGATGCAAATTCATTTATTGAAGGATTAGTCCTCAGTGATGATGCAGCAGCTTGGGATGGGTCAAGCAACGATAATAAAAATCGTGCTTTGTTCACGGCTGCACAAAGAATTGATCGAGAGAAATTTCTCGGTGCAAGAGTTAATGATACTCAGGCTCTAGAGTGGCCCAGATCAGGAGTTCGCAAACCAGACACCTACACAAACCTTTATGGTTTATCTTTTCCAAATAGATTAGTTGCTGATTATTACACCGACACTGAAATACCAGATCGAGTGAAAAACGCACAGGTAATTTTGGCTGTATATCTAAATAACAACAGAAACGGGTTAGAACTAAGTGGTTTGGAGGATTTTCAAACTGTTAGTATAGGAAATATCAACGTCACCCCCAGATTTTTTGGTGCTGTTGGTGTTGATCGAATACCTCCAATCGTTGATCATTATTTGATGGGCATTAGAATAGGAGGAAGAGCAAACTTACAAATCAAGAGGTCATGAAAATGGGTTACGGATACGAATATCCTGCAGCAAAAATTATTAATGATACAGCAGCCCACACTGGAAGGTTTGGTAAAGTTGTTGCATTACAAGATTCTGTGATTAACACCTTAGCTGCAGAGAACATCACAGGAGATCTTACTTCTTTGCAATTTAAATCAACTGCTGAAATTTGCGGTGTGATAACAAGCGTCAAACTCGACAGTGGAACTGTTATTGCCTATTCATTATGAGTCTTGCAAACGCTCTTAAAAAAGCTGCATCAAAAACTCTGAGCAAACTTGGAGGAGATGTGACTATTCGACAGGTAACTGCTGGAACTTATAACACCACAACTGGTGCGATAACTGAGTCGACTTCCGATACAACTATTAAAGGCGTTTTGGATAATGTTTCAAGGTCAGAAGTTAACGATCTCATTGAGTCTCAAGATAAGATTCTAACAATATCGGCTGGCGACCTCACTTTCGTTCCAACAACTAAAGACCGAGTTGTTATAAGCAGCGTTGAGTTTAAAATTATCCAAGTGACAATAAATGAGCAAAATAACACTCCAGTTAGTTTTGATCTTGTATTGAGGTAATTATGGCTAGAGAAATAAGGCTGACAGGAATTGGTGATCACTTTGAGCAACAAGTTATTAATACTGTAAGGAAAGCAACTCTGAAAGCAGAAAAAGATATAAAAGAGTTCACTCCTGTTGACACAGGAAACCTGAGAAATTCATTTAAGAATAAAGTTGAACCCTTTGTGGGAGAGGTTTTTACAAATGTCGAATATGCCGAGCCTGTTGCTTATGGAACAAACCTACCAGAAAGTTGGGGGAATAAATACAGGACTCGTCAAAATACAATTAAAGGTTATCCAGAACTTATCGCAAAACAACTGGAACAATATATTTCAGATCAATTTAGGAGTGCATAATGGCTGCAATTGATTTAAACACAGTTAGATCAACTATCGAAGGCAGACTTGCAACAGAGTTAGCATCAAGCCCTGCGATTCCTGTTGTGTTTAACAACATGGCTTTTGATTCAACAACAGAGGACACTTTTGTTCAATGTTTAACAAGTTTTGGATCAGGAAATTATTTAACAATGGGAGGCTCTGCTAATTCTAGAAATAGAATTGTTGGTTTGATGCTTTTAAATATATTCACAGAAGAAGGTATCGGGGCAGGGTCTAATTACACGATTGGCAAACGGCTGCGTGACCTTTACAATAATATTACAGTTTCAAATGTTATTTTTGATTCTCCTGTAGGACCAGAAGTTTTAGCTTCAAGTCCAGAAGGAAAGTTTCAAACTCAAATAAGAGTGACTTTTGAAATATATGAAGAACTTTAATTATGGCAAAGATTGAAATCACAGAAGAAATGCTTGATGCAATAGAAGCTGTAAAAGGTAGAAGAGAAGCAAATTACTGGGACCCAGAATGCCGAAAATATTATGAGGCACAAAAAAATTCAAAAAAAGATGTGAAAAATACTAAAAAAGGTTAATATAAAATAAATACTTTTTTTTGTTATGGCTGTTAAAGGTGATGTTGGAAAAATTATGTTCCACAATGCTGCTGGTACTGAGGCAGATATAAGTGATTTAAGAGCATGGTCATTGTCTGTTACCAAAGACACACAGGAAACCACAAAAATGGGCGACACTTCAAAATCATTTGTTGGTGGTCTTATTTCTGGCGAAGGTTCTGCAACTTTACTTTACAATCCATCTGGCAACTCAGATTACCAAGCATTCATTGATGATGTCCTTGTAACTGGTGATGCTGGTGATGCATTATTTGAGTTGTTTCCTGATTCAGCACAATCAGCTAAAAAAATTGGTTTTTCAGGAATTATCACAAACGCAGAATACTCTGCAACACTTGGGGAGATAGAAGAGATCTCGATTACGTTTATTACTACTGGTGCCATCACATCTGCAATATAGTATATTAGGGTAATCTAAAAAACCCTTATGCCAACAAAAAGAACCGTTGATCTTATCACTGAGGCTTTCAGTGATGTTATGACCGCCAGAAGAAAATATGAACTTAAAAAGCCAAATGGAGAACTTTTAAAAGAATTATATTTTCCCCCTTTAACAAGATTTGACAGAATACAAGCACAAGCTGCAACTGGAACTGATGAAGCGTTGGCAATATCAACAAGATTGCTCTGTCAAATTGCCCAAAATGAAGATGGTACAAAAGCATTCGCATCTGCTGATGCTGAAAATTTAAAAAGGTTTTTGCCTGAGACAGTTTTGAATGAGCTTGAATTATTTATGATGGATATTCAAGTTGATTTAGACACAGCAAAAAACGAATCAAGCGAGATAACTGGCTAAATTTCGAGTTTTTTCTCGCGACTGAACTAGGTAAAACTTTAATTGAATTAAGAAAGGCTATCACAGAAGAGGAGCTTATTCATTGGGCCGCTTATTATGAAGTTAAAAATGAGAGGGAAAAACAAGAAATGAATCGTCAAAAGAATAAAACAAGGTAGTATATAATAAAGGCTATTTATATCTGTGGCACAATCAACAGTCAGATTAATAGTTGATGCACAAAACGCAGTCTCTCCACTTAGGAGAGTAAATGATGCTACAAAAAATTTAAGCAGAAATACAGATAAATTAAAAGATAGATTAAATAAATCGAACAGATCAATAAGAGAATCAGGTAGGGCTGCAAAATCAGCAAGTGGTGGATTTGCAACATTAAATAAATCATTAATGCCACTGTTAAAGGCTTTAGCAGTTATAGCAGCAACGAGATTTGTTTTTATTAATGCCGCAGATATTGAGACTCAAAGAAAAAGTTTAGAAGTTCTTACTGGTTCTCTTTCTAAAACAAACCAAATAATAAAAGAATTGCAAGATTTCGGGGCTGTTACTCCATTTACAAGTAGTGAACTTATTGAACAATCAAAAAGACTCAAAGCTTTTGGATTTACAACTGATGAATTAACAGACAGTGTAAAAAGATTGTCAAATATTGCTGGTGCTACTGGTGCAGATTTGTCAGGAATTGCTACAGCTTTTGGACAGATAAGAGCAAAAGGAAAATTACAACAAGAAGAAAATTTACAATTATTAGAAAGAGGAGTTGATATAACAACTGAACTGAAACGAATAACAGGCTTACAAGGTGAAGAATTTGAATCTGCAATGCGTAAAGGAAAAATTGGTGCTGACCTTGTAAATCAAGCAATGATTAATTTAACCAATGAAGGTGGAGCCTTTTTTGGTGGTGCAACAGCACAGGCAGACACTTTAAATGGAAAATTATCAACACTTATAGATTCAACGCAAAATTTAGCTAGGACAATCGGAAAACAATTATCGCCAGCAATAAAAGGTGCATTAGACCTAGCAACCAAAGGTGTTATAGCTATTGAAAAAATGTTTTCAAGGTTTGGAGATATTGGTGATGTTGGACTAGGAAATGTTGCAAAAGCAGAGATGGATGCAAGAAGAGATGCCGCAAAACTCACAGCAACAAGATTTGGCACTAAATTTAAAGGCCAAAGTGTTTTCGCAAGTAAAGAAGAAAATAAGTTTTTTAAGGAACAATTTGAACTTTTAAAAAAACAAAACATCGAAAGAGAAAAATTAAGAAAAAAATCCTTTGAAGAAATAACAATTATTGAACAAGTAAATAAAAAACATAACGAGGGTACAAAACAAATCACAAAGAAAAATGATGAGATAAAGAAAGTTAATGAAGATTTAAATAAAACAAAAACTGCAGCAGATCAATTAAAAGAAAAATTTATGGAGATAGGAGAAAGTATTGAGCAAGGTATTGTTTCCAACCTTACCGATGCTGTGATGGGAACAAAATCACTAGCTCAAGCTGCAACTGGTGTTTTGAATGATTTAAAGAGAAAACTTGTTGAGGTTGCCATACAAAGGGCTGTTTCTGGTATAGGTGGAAAAATAGGAGGATTTTTAGGCGGTTTATTTGGCAAGAGAGCAAATGGTGGACCTGTAGCTGCTGGTGGTGCTTATCTTGTTGGAGAAAAAGGTCCTGAAATTTTGCAAATGGGGTCACGAAGTGGAAATATAATTCCAAACAACAAACTCGGTGGAGGTGACAACACTACAAATATTGTTAATGTGTCAGTAGATGCCTCTGGTTCCTCAGTAGCTGGCAATAGTGTAGATGCACAGCAATTAGGTGCTGTTATTGGTGCTGCTGTACAAGCTCAACTAATTAAAGAAAAACGTAGTGGAGGTTTATTAGCAAGATAATGGCAACTTTTCCAAACTTTACACCGATCTACGGAGCTACAAAAACAATAAATACAAAAGCTGTAGTTGTTAACTTAGGTGACGGCTACCAGCACCGCACACTTTTTGGACTGCCGCAGAATCAAAGTCCTATGACTTTAGATTTGACGTTCAGTGTTAGTGAAACTGAATCTGACACCATATTTTCTTTTCTTAATGATAGAGACTTGGATCAAGCAAGTTTTGATTACACACCGACTGACGAAGCAAGTCCATTAAAATTTATTTGTACAAGAAAAACAAAATCAATTCCATATAACAACAGAGCTATAGTTAATCTTACTTTTGTACAAGTATTTGAACCATAATGGCAATACCTACCTCTGAACTACAAAAGATAAATCCAAGTGCGATTATTGAATTGTTTAAAGTAGAATTAAATACTTTACTGCATGGATCATCAGCAGTTTATAGATTTCATGCTGGCACAAATCAGCTTAATGCAGACATTATATGGCAAGGTGACACATATGAAAAATACCCAATACAGGCAGAGGGGTTTGAATATTCTGGAACTGGTAGTTTGCCAAGACCTACTTTGACAATTTCTAATGTTTTTGGTTTTGTTTCCGCTTTGATAATTAATACAAATCAAGTGACAGCAAAAAATGATTTGCAAGGTGCAAAATTTACTAGATTAAGAGTTTTAGCCAGCAGTCTTGATAATGCAAATTTTAGTCCAGTTACTTCAACCAGTACAACTACTACAACTATTGCAGACCCTGCTGACGCTGAAACTGTAACTTATACAGTAACAGTTGTACAAGACTCAGGTGGCAATAATGTTTTTGCAATAAATGGTACACAAAAACCTGTAATTACTATGAAAAGAGGTTCAACATATATATTTAACCAATCTCATAGTTCAAATGTTGGACACCCTTTGAGAATAACATCCGATTCTAATGGTCAACAGACAACAATCAATGCTGGTACTCTAGGAACAGATGCGACAGTAACATATCAGCCAGCCTATCCAACTGCTCCAAATGATTTGAGATATTACTGTACGAGTCATGGAAATAATATGGGAAATACAATTACAATGAATGATCCAAATACAACGACTCAGGAAACTACAACAACTACGTCAAGTCAAACAAACCCCTTTGGCACACCAAATGCAAACGAACTACCTCAAGAAATATATTTTATTGATAGAAAAGTTACAGAAAATAGAGAATTTGTACAATTTGAATGTGTATCAGTTCTTGATTTACAAGGCATAAGGGTTCCAAAAAGACAAGTTACAAGAAAAGACTTTGACGGAGTTGGTACATTTATAAATACATGACTTGGAAAACTGATGCTGAAAAACACGCTTTTGATTCCTTACCAAATGAATCCTGTGGGTTGTTGGCAATTATTAAAGGCGAAAAAAAATACTGGCCTTGTAAAAATATTGCCGAATCATTGCATGAATATTTTATTATTGACCCTGATGATTGGGCTGATTGTGAAGATAATGGAGAGATTATTGGGATTGTACATTCACATCCAATAGGCTCAATATTTCCATCAGATAACGATAAAGCAAGTTGTGAATTTTTAGATCTTGAATGGTTTATATATAGCCCTGTAATAAAAGATTGGTATTCTTTTAAGCCCTCTGGTTGGAAACAACCTTCTTTGATTGGTAGAAATTTTATATGGGCTGTAAATGATTGCTGGTCTATTGTGACGGATTATTTCAAAGAGTATAAAAATATTGAAATACCATATTGGAATAGACCTAAAAAAATAAAAGAATTTATAAAAAATCCAGAATTTGAATATGCTTTACCAAAATTAAATTTTAAGAAACAAGAGACTTTAGATGACATACAAAAAGATGATGTTTTGCTTTTTCAGTCCGTGACAGGTAACTTAGATCATGTAGCTGTTTATGTTGGTGATAACATGATATTAAATCACAATATTCACAAATTATCTTGCAAAGAACCATTTGATTTAAATTATCAACAGAATTTAAAAGGAGTGTATAGATATGACCCTTAAAAAAATAAAAGTCTATGGAAAACTTAGAAAGTTTTTAGGTGAGTCATCTTTTGAAGCTGATGTAAACACACCATCACAAGCTATAAAATTTTTGCTTTGTAATTTTCCTGAAGTAGAAAGCCATATGGCAAACCAATATTACAAAATTAAGATGGGCGAGCAAGATATACCACTTGATTTATTGCATTTAAAAGGTGAAGACGATATAAAAATCATTCCTGTTGCATCTGGATCTTTACCTGCCGTTGGGGCTATTTTTGGTGGCATTTCTGCTGGTGCTGCGGTTGTAGCAAGTGCCGCTTCAGCTATTCCAGTTGTAGGAGGCATTGCGGCAGGTGCTATAGGTGCGGTTGGTACAGTTGCTGGGGTTGTTGGTACAGTTGCAACAGCAATTCCTTCAATTCCAGTTGTAGGCGGTATTGCCAGTGCCGTTGCTACAAGTGTTGCGATTGATGGTGTTACATCTTTAATTACTCCAACTCCGTCTGTTCCTACATCATCTGCTGCGGATTCTTTTTCACAAAATGACCCTCAAATGCAAGCAAGTAATTTTGCTTTTAGTGGCATACAAAATGTTTCAAGAAGTGGTGTAGCTGTACCAATAATTTATGGAGAGCGTTTTGTAGGGAGTATTATAGTTTCAAATGGTGTTGATACAGTCCAAGTAGATGGTACAGCCTAATGCCAATACCTAGTTTTGATGAAAGCCAGAGAATAAGTGATCCTAAATTACCAAAGGATCAATTAGGCAGTATCCAACGATCAACTATTGTGGATGTATTGGGAGAAGGTGAAATAGAAGGTTTTCCCTCTGCAACAGGTAGTCAAGGTTCAACAGAATACAATAATGGTGCATTGAAGGATGTATTTCTTAATGGAACACAAGTTTTACAGCAATCGGCAAGCAACACAAATCCAACTGAAAGTGATTTTAATTTTACTAACATAAATTTTGAGCCTAGATTTGGAACTTCAAGCCAAACTCATATTTCTGGTATTTCAGACATTGAAACGGAAACCACTGTTAGTACTGCTGTTACAAATAGCACACCTGTATCAAGATCAATTACAAATTCAAATATTAATGCCGTAAGAGTAACGATAGCTTTTCAAGCTTTACAAAAATTTGAAGATAATGGAGATATAGTTGGTACTTCGGTCGATATAAGAATCCAGATAATTCAAAACAATGGAACTACTACAACACCTATTGATGATACTGTTACAGGAAAAACTCCTAGTGCATATTTTAGAGATTACAGAATAAACATTCCTTCTGGTTTTAGTTTTCCTATCACTGTGAGAGTCATAAGAGATACAGCAGATAGTAGTGTTACTACCTTACAAAATGGCACAGTTTTTTCTTCGTTTACAGAAATAATTGACAAACAAAATGCTTATCAAAATACTGCCCATGTAGGAATAAGATTTGATGCTGAACAGTTCCCTGCTGTTCCTCAAAGAATGTATAGGGTACGTGGACTTAAAATAAAAATTCCGCATAATTCAACTGTAAGATCAGATGGTTCATTATCATTTGCTGGTACATTTAATGGCACTCTTAAATCAACAAAAGAATATTGCAACGACCCTGCATGGGTGCTATACGATCTTTTGACAAGCACTAGGTTTGGATTTGGCGATCATATTACAGAGGATCAATTAGATAAATATGCTTTTTATTCCGCATCTGTATATAATTCTGAACTTATTTCAGATAACGAAGGTGGTACTCAGCCACGTTTTAGTTGTAATGCAGTAATTCAAAATCAACAAGACGCATATCGTTTGATAGGAGAGCTTTGCAGTGTGATGAGAGTGCAAGCATACTATCAAGCTGGAAGTATTACGATTACACAAGATAGACCAACAGATCCCTCTTATTTGTTTACACTCGCAAATGTATTACCTGATGGATTTAGTTATACAAATACTTCTAAAAGAATAAAATATACAGTTATCAATGTTCAATTTTTTGATAATGAAACAAGGGAATTTGATTATGAAACGGTAGAAGATACGTCATTACAAGACAAGTTTGGTTTTGTTGTTAAAAACATAAGAGCTTTTGCCGTAACTTCCAGAGGAATGGCACACAGATTAGGAAAATGGTTTCTCTACACACAGGCTAATGAGGGTGAGGTAGTTTCATTTACTACAACTTTGGAAGCTGGTACTTTAGTTCGAGTCGGAGCAGTTATAAGTGTTGCTGATCCTGTTAGGTCTGGACTAAGAACAGGAGGTCGAATAAAAAGTGCAACAACTACTGTAATTACTGTTGATGATACTGCTTCAACAAATTTAGATGCAACAAATAATGCAACATTGTCTGTAATATTGCCTGACGGAAGCGTAGAAACAAAGACTGTAAGTTCTATATCAGGTGCAAACATAACTGTTGGCAGTGCTTTTAGTGCAACACCAAATGCAAATTCTGTCTGGGTTTTAGAAAATGATAGTTTGCAAACTCAACAATTTAGAGTTGTAGGGGTTACTGAAGTTAGTGGTTTGACATATCAAATTACAGCAGTATTTCATAATTCTGGTAAATATTCTTTTGTCGAAGATGGCACAACTTTACCAACAAGAACAATAACCACTCTGACAGATATTAAATCTGCCCCATCTGGTTTAAGTGTTACCGAAAAAATTGTTGTTATCAATAATAGAGCCGTCAGTAAATTATTTATTACATGGAATGGTGTTGCTGGTGTTAATGAATATCAAGTTCAATTTCGTTTTAATAATGGTAATTTTACAAATACAAGAGTTTCTAGAACTGATTTTGAAATATTAAACAGTCAACTTGGTACATATGAAATAAGAGTTTTTAGTATAAATGCGATAAAAAAACCTTCAACATTACCAGCAACAGTAACATTTAATGCTGTTGGAAAAACTGCTGTGCCAGCAAATGTACAAAATTTAAGAATAGAACCAATAAATAATAAATTAATACGACTTAGATGGGATGCAAGTACAGACACAGATGTACTTCATGGGGGGTTTTGTAGGATCAGGCATTCTTCAAAAACAGATGGTACTGGTGAATTTGCAAAAGCTGTTGATATTGATAAATTGGCTGGAAATAGCACAGATATAATAGTCCCTTATGTTGAGGGAGAATATTTTGTTCGCTTTGTTGATGATGGCGGCAGAATAAGTGCGGGCAGTGCTTCTGTTGTTATTGATTTACCAGACCCACAACCAGCTTTAATAGTTCAAACAAGAAGAGAAGATCAAGACAGTCCAAAATTTCAAGGTACAAAAACTAATGTAGATTTTGATGCGACAACAAATAGCCTTAACTTAATTGGTGGCGGTAATTTTGATGACATAACAGATTTTGACACAGTTGCTTCACTTGATGATTTTGGTGGAATATCACCTTCTGGAACATATGACTTTAATGAAACATTAGATTTAGGTGCTGTATTTAGTTTAGATCTCAAACATCATTTTTTAACAGAGGGTTTTTATCCTAATGACTTGATTGATAGCAGAACAGCAAATATTGATACTTGGACAGATTTTGATGGGACAAATGCAAATGATGTAAACGCAGAATTACTTGTTCGAGTGACGCAAGATGATCCTTCTGGATCACCAACTTATACAGCATTTCAAACGTTTGTTAATGGTGTCTATAAAGGAAGAGGATTTCAATTCAGAACCAATTTAACAAGCAATGACCCTGCACAGGATATAAGAGTGTCAGAATTAGGATATACGGCAACATTACAAAGAAGGACAGAGCAAAGTGCAACCGCAATAGCATCTGGTAGTGGAGTAAAAAATATTACTTTTTCTCATCCATTTTTTGTAGGAACTTCCTCATTGCTTGGAGCAAATTCAAATTTACCTTCTATTGGCATCACTGCACAAAATATGGCAACAGGTGATTTTTTTGAGGTAAGTAATGTATCATCAACAGGTTTTTCTGTTCATTTCAAAAACTCATCAAATGCTAGTATTAGTAGAAATTTTAACTTTACTGCGGTAGGATTTGGAAAAGGAAACTAACTTATGGCAAGAGTAGATTCTACAGGGGGAACTGGGTACGTTATTGATAACGGTACAGGTAGTGCTGTAAGAACAAAATTAAATCAAATAACTGCTGCAATAAATTCTACAAATAGTGGGTCTGGTGATCCTACAATCAATACAGCATTTCAAATGCACATTGATACTTCAAGTTCATTATTGAAGATAAGAAACGCTGCTAATAATGGTTATATAACTATTGGTGATGTATCAGCAACAAACTTAGGTTTAGCTGCACTTGCAGGGGCAACATTTACAGGAAAAGTTACTCATAACTATGTAAGTTCATTAAATTTACCTGTAGGAACAACGGCTCAAAGGGATGGTAGTCCTGCTGTTGGTATGTTTAGATATAACTCAACATTAAACCAGTTTGAAGGCTATAAGAACACAGGTTGGGGTGAAATTGGTGGTGGTGCTGGTGCTACTGGTGGCGGCACTGATGAGGTGTTTTTTGAATCAGATCAAGCGGTTACAACAAATTACACTTTGTCATCTGGTAAAAACGCACATACAGTTAGTCCTACAATAAACTCAGGTGTCACTGTTACAGTGCCATCTGGTGCAATCCTTGTTATCCTTTAATTATGGCACTAAACATTAACGGTACTACTGGTATTTCTGGAGTTGATGGATCAGCTTCCGCACCAGCATTACAGGGTACAGATAGTAACACAGGAATAAATTTTGCATCTGATACTGTAAATATAAATACAGGTGGAGTAGTTAGAACAACAGTTGACAGTTCTGGAAATGTAACCTGTGCAAATGATCTTTCTGTTGATAATAATTTAAAAATTGATTCAGGATTTGGTTCAACAACAACAGTTTATGGTTGTAGGGCATGGATTAGAATAAATCAATCAGGCTCACAATCAATTACAGGTAGTGGCGGTGTAAGTTCGATATCTGATGGTGGCACAGGTACCACTACAATAAATTTTACAACTGCAATGCCTGATGTTAACTATTCTATGGTTGGTGGAGCGCAACAACATGGCAACTCAAGTGCTAACTATGGATTTTATCTTTGTATGCAAGTTTATAACACAACAAATGCCCAAATTATATACAGACCTGTTGCAACAAGCGACCAAAAAGCCGATCAATCAAATATATCTTTAGCTTTTTTTAGGTAATTATGAGTAGAATTATTTACACAAACTCAGACGGTACAGTTTCTATACTGCAACCTATTTTGACAGAAATAAATCCAAACACAGGAAACCCTTTTACAATTGAGGAAATTGCCGCAAAAGACGTTCCCAGTGGTACATCTTATGAAATTGTTGATGATTCTGTGATACCTACAGACAGATCATTTCGTGATGCTTGGAAACAAAATAGTAAAACTATAGAAACAGATATGGCAAAGGCTCAAGAAATTCATAAGACAAATATAAGAAATGCAAGAACACCTAAACTTGCAGAACTTGATATTGAGTTTCAAAAAGCATTAGAGACAGGTGCTAGTACTACTGATATAGTTAGTAAGAAGCAAGCATTAAGGGATGCCCCTGCTGATTCTGGTATAACTGCTGCTAGTGATGTAGATGCACTAAAAGCACAATGGAACACCTCAATTCTTGGAGACTCACCTTATAGCTAACTATGACAGCAAAGATTAAACTAAACGCAGCATCAGGTGGTGGGTCTTTCAGCTTACAAGCACCTTCATCTTCTAGTAATAATAGAGTTTTTACATTACCAGATATTGCAGATGCAACTATGGCAACTGTTAATGGAATAACTATGTTAGATCAATATTATTTAAACACTCAAACATCTGGCACTGCTGGTCAAGAAATTTTTATGAATAGTAATTTTGTGAGAGTATCAGGAGCCATAACTGGTGCTGCTGCAATAGGCACAGGAATGACAAAATCAAGTGAGGTTTTTTCTTTTCCCTCAACTGGAATTTATCATCTACGTTTTCGTGCAAATGTAATGTTAGATAGTGGCACATCATCTAATAGGTATGCAGAAAATAAAATATATGTAACTACTAATAATGGCAGTTCATATACGAATGTTTCAATGGGGTTAGATGGTATTGTTTCTGGAAGTGGAGAAAGATTTGGAAACCCTATAGCTGAATTTTATTTTGATGTTACTGACATCTCAACACACAAATGTAAATTTTCAGTTCAATCTGGAAATGATGCTTTCAAACTAATAGTAGCTGGCGGCAGATTAGATACTGTCGTTAATTTTATGAAAATAGGAGATACCTAATCATGTCAGAGATCAAGGTAAATTCGATAAAAGGGGTAGGAGCCAGTACAGCTGCTATTACTGTCAACAATACTGATGGAACGTGTACTGCGAATATTACTAATAACCTAAGTAATCGTAATCTAATAATTAACGGAGCTATGCAAGTGGCTCAACGTGGTACGTCATCTACAAGCTCTGGTTATCATACTGTTGATAGATTTAAATGTACTCATAATGGGACAGATGAAGCACCAACTCAAGCACAAGTTGATGTAAGTTCTTCCGATTTACCTTTTACAAAAGGTATTACAAAAGCATTTAAAATTACAAACGGAAATCAAACAAGTGGTGCTGGAGTAAATGATTATATTTTTATTGACACAAGATTAGAAGCACAAGATGTAAGAAATAGTGGTTGGAATTACACATCATCATCTAGTTTTTTAACTTTAAGTTTTTATGTAAAGTCTAGTGTTGCACAAAATTTTTATGGATATGTTCAATCATTTGATGGAACTGGAAGAACATACCCTTTTGAAACAGGTTCTTTATCTGCTAATACTTGGACGAAAATTACAAAAACGATTCCTGGCAATAGCGGATTAGGATTTGACAATGACAATAATATGGGATTTTTAGTTTTAATTGCACCTTTTTGGGGAACTACTTATACAGATAGTGGAGTTACTTTAAACCAATGGGGAACTAGTAATGGTAATGCAAGAACACCTGATAACACTTCAACATGGTACACAACAAATGATGCAACATTTGAATATACAGGAGTTCAATTAGAAGTTGGCAGCGTGCCAACAGATTTTGAGCATAGGTCATTCGCACAGGAGCTTGCTTTATGTGAACGATATTGCTTAACTTTATGCACAGGTCAACAGTATATTGGTACTTGTATGCTTTATAATTCACTTACTCATACCGCAGCAATGGTATGGAAAACAACAATGAGAGCTGCACCTACAA